CGACAAAGGAGGAGGTCACGAGACACGGTCCCTTGACAATGATCCAGCAGATGTCGTCATCGGGACATCCGGCGGCGGGGAGATGGTCGTCCACCACGCCCGCACACAACTCGCTGTACGATCTGCAATACCCGTCCACTTCCTTGCCGATTGCGTCCGTCTTGAACACCACCAACCGTTTCGGCACCAGGCTGATCCCGCTGACGTTTCGGACGGCGATGGCGGTCACGTCGCCGTTGCTCCGGTGCTTGGTCTCATCTGACGGGTCCGTGTCCTGAAAGACATGAACCTGCCCGACAACTGCGGTCCCAGGCAAGTCTGACGAATCAACCGTCTTCCCGTGAAAGAACGTCCGCCCTCTGGCGAAAGGTGCAACTGCTCGGTCTGGCATCTCGTGTCCTCCGTGAGGCTCTCTATTTCATTGTATCCAAGTGCGCGACGTCTCTTTGCTAGGCAATGGCTGCCAGCTTCGCAAAGTGCTTGGGGTTGTAGCGCACGTTGCCGAAGAACCCCACGAGGAACAGCCACGAGTCCGTCTTGATGTCGTACTCGGGGCCACGGGACGAGAACAGGACGCTGTCGAGGCTGCCCAGTTCCATCTGGTCCACGTTCAGTCCGTATCCGACATCGGCGGGAACGTCGAAGTCGGTGTCGATCATCACTCCGTCCTGGTTCAACACGTCGTCGAAGCCAAGGTCCTGAGCGCCCTTGTGCGGAACCATGATCCGCCGGAGGGATTCGATCTTGTTCTTGTAGCCGTAGAACAGGTTTCCGGCCAGCAGGTAGATGTCCGGTCGCCCATCCTTGCCGGAGGTCTGGGTCAGCCAGATCGTTGACTGCCGCAGGACTCGCTCGCAGTTGTTGTCCCAACTTGTCGAGGACGTTCCCCACCCGGAGCTGCTGTAGTTGATGATCTTCGGAGAGATGTAATCGTACTCCGGGTCACCGTTGCCATCAGGCCAATCCGTCGCCGCGTTGGCATTCGGGCTGGTCGTCAGGTTGGTAGTCCACGTTCCGCCCTCGTTGGCCAGCGCCGTGGACTTGCCACCGTAGGTGTCGCTCGGCTGCGCGATGCGGTCGGCGGCAACCGTAGTGCCCGTGCCGAAGAAACTCTCCAGGCCATGCAGGCGGTTCTCGTTGCCGGTCGCGTAACCGTCAATGAAAAACTCTCCGCAGAACTTGTTGCGGAGTGACTTGGTCAGCGTCGGCATGATTCGGTCGTAGCGTTTGACAATGGCGATGTCGCCCTTGTTCTCCAAACGCTCCTTCTCGGTCATCATGTCCGTGGCCTTGTAGCCACGCCAGTCGATCTTGAGCTGACGCAGAAGATCGTGCCGGGAGAAGTCGATAGTTCCGCCGTCGCCGTAGGCGCTGACGGGCTGCTCTGCGTATTCGACATCCCAGTTGCATTCGTGGGATGACTCGTTGAAGGTGATCCGCCCCTTCTGGCGAACCAGCGTCAGGATGAGCCGGTTCCGGATCGTATTGTCGGCAGCTCCCGAGAGGTACTTCGGGGCCGTGCTGTGAATAATCCCAATCCACTCTGCCATCGGTCAGTCTCCATTCAACCGTTTTGCGGAAGCATTCCTCGTTCTCTCATCTCCAGCTCTGCTAGCTGGAGAAATGACGAGTCGCCATTTTGCGGTATGCCACTCCGCTCAGAGTTGTAGACTGTGCCCGACTGATTGGGTTGATGATAAGCATCCTGTAAACCACGCTCCAGGAATGTCTGATTTTCTGCCTCTCCTGTCAACCCCGGTTCCTGGTACTGTGGCTGGGCCTGCTGGTAATACTGCTGCTGAGCCAGGCCCTGCTGCTGCAAGTGCTGGTTCGCATATCCGAACCCGGTCTCCAGCATGTCACGTTGAAGTAAGCCCGAGGCCAGGTCCCTGATCTCCTTGGGATCAGTCACCCCGGATGACCGCAATCGTCTGGCATACTCCTGCATCTTGTGTCCGGGTCTTCGTACTCGTAGTAGAACCACCCGCTGTCACCCTTTTCTTTCGGTTCAGTCAGGTCGAACACGCGGACATCACAGAGAAAGAGTCCGGTTGGCAGGGCAGCAACATGCTCGATGCCACCTCGGCTGAACGCCTCCTCCCTCGTGAACTGAGAGAGCCGCAGATCAACCTCATCAGGAGTGTCTGACTGGTTGTTTCTCCAGCGGAACACATAGATATTTTCGGTCGGCGGAGGACCACAGTAAGGAGCCGCAATGGCCAGGGGCCTGCCGTATTCGATCATGTAATCCAGCGAGGATGACCAGAATGGCTTGGCCTCAACATCCTCTCCAAGGAGAAGATCGGGAGCCATGTCGCTATCGAGCATCAACAGCAGATCGTAGTTGTTATCTCTGGCTAAACGAACTGCGCGGTTACGGGTCATGGTGATCGGCGTATCCGCCATGTCCACCAGGTTGACCTTGCCAATCCGAGAGTCCTCTTTCATCTCAGGAATGGACTTCAGAAGCCAGTCACGGACGTCAGGATGCTCGGACTTCATCCCACCGTTGCCACCGTAGCTGAATGTGCAGATCAGCACGTCATGCGTCATCGGCATCGTTGTCTCTCTTGTTGTGTGCCCAACTGAAACTTAAATAGCCCATCCCACCCCGACCACCCTACCCTAAAAACACGAATAGCCGCTGTTCGGTCGTGGCACCGAACAGCGGCTACCGTTTCGGTGCCGGCAAACTCTACTTGATCGTCAGGTCGATCAGCGTGTCCGTGTCCGTGTCGCCCGCCGTCCTCGATGTCATGGCGGTCCCGATGGCGTTGTGCGAGATCAGCAACGCATTGGCCGCAGTTGCGGCGGCTGCCGCGTTCCTGGTCCACCGGCCACCGGCAACATTCGAGGCAGCCGTGCTGCTCGCGGCTGTCTTGGCGTGAACCGGGTCGTTGATGGCGGCTGCCAGTGTGATATCGACAAAGGAGGAGGTCACGAGACACGGTCCCTTGACAATGATCCAGCAGATGTCGTCATCGGGACATCCGGCGGCGGGGAGATGGTCGTC